CACATTCCCTTTATACCACTCCGCGACAAACGCCGCTAAAGTACGCACAGGAAGCCCTGTCGAGACCAAAGTAGAGCCTTTTCACTCCAATTTAGCCCCTTCTAAGAATCAAGGTACAATCATCCGTCAGTCCCCCCTTCCTGAAAGAAGGTGAGAGATGAAGAATGAAATAACCCCGACATGATCCTTCTCAGGTCGTCGATCTCACACTGCTTTCGCGGTGACGAGATTAAAGAAACGACCGAACAGACCCCTACGTCTAGACAGCCAGTCAATTATGGCCAGCTGTCCAGGGTAAGAGTCTTGAGCATGGAACATCTTCCAGCTAAGAGGAGAGCAATCACGCCCGTCCACCGAAGTTCTTTTCGCGAACTCCACCACTTGATGTGGAGAGAACGGTACTGAAACCACCGATTTCGAAACATTAATTGGTACTCCCAATAGCCCCATGACCTGGAGATATGTTGAAGCAAGCAGAGGGTCGAAAATGACAATGTCATCCCCAAGCACCTCATATCTCTCTTCTCAAACCCTTGTCCCAGCCAACTGAGGGTATGCCTTCATTGAGCAATACTGCATAACCATATGATGTGTTATTGCAAGCATAGCCCAACTTGACAGCGCCCCCATTGGTTGACCAACCGAATAAGTCAAGGCCCCTTCAGGGACCCCAAACTCATTCGCTGGAACCACATACTGACGACCTACCAACAAGGAGACTCAGGATTCTGAGAACTCCTTACTTCCGGTTAAGGAAGTCAAGATCCATTTCTGAATCTCTATCGGAAGGCGGTCGGTTGCGGCCGACAGGTCATAACCGTACGCACATCCTGCTACTCGCGCCTTATCCTGGGCTCGAGCAAATGAGGACTCCTGATCCATCGTTCCATCATTGGGTATTCGCCCAAGGATTGCGAACAAGGAATCATGGAGAGGCCCCATCATACTCTGAGTCCAGACATCGACCATCGCGAAGACACGGAGCTTCCCGGCAGCCTCCTTTTTAAAGGAAAGCTGGCCGAGAGGAACCGCATCCGCACGGGAGACATTCACACCCTTTTTAACGGGTGGGGAGATTAGGAGAGCCTGGGATGAAACCCAGTCTTCCGCCTCCTTACGGACCGGGAACGACTTAAGAGCCGCTCCTGCTCAGTCTAAGACTGAGAACTCGAGCTGATCTTCTTTCATGAAGGGCTCGATACGGACACGTTTTGTCTCCGGACATGCGTAATAATCACTTAAAATCTGGACCATCGATTGATAGAATCGAGAGGATCCACTAAACTTTAAATAACGTTCCACATGTACGCGTAGAGGACCAGTAAGCAATGGAACCAGGTCTGTTACCAGACCTTTCCAACTAATTGAGTTAGAAGGAGAGGCCTTAGTAATCAGACGTGGCTTAAATACCTTAAGATCCCATGCCTTATTGAACGGTTTCAGTAACTGCCCGGAATTCATTCCGAACCAGCGACCCAACTGATCAGTAAAGATAGGATCCCCAGAGAAGGGATCGGTTATAGTTCCCAACTTAGCCTTAACAGGCGCATCGATTAGTCGGTATAAACCGAATAACGACAAGTAGAGAGATATAGCCTTCCTTGACCCTGCCATAATGGCGCGTCGGTCTCGGGTACCTATTATTACAGGTAACCCACATGAGGCCAGACGCGGTAAAGGTAAATCGGGCTCCAGTTCTCTTAATGAGGACATTGGAGAGCCCGCCACCGCTCGCTGAGTAGCTAGCGAACAAGCTTTCAAGTACTTAACTGCAAAGAGGACGCCATGTCTACGCGAAATATAGTAGACGTAACGCCCAAACTTGTAGTATAGGTTCACTTGGTTGAAATCCTTGATCCTACGTTCAGACAGTATAGAAATAATTTTCCAACTGTAGGACCGTAAGACCCTCTGCAGATTTTCCAATCTACAGAGATTAACCAGAGTGTTAACTCTAGGCATCGATAGTGACTTCTGAGAGGTCTTAGACCCGTCTCTACGAACCTTTATGATTCGTAGAGATGAGGATGGGACCCCCTCACTCTTACCGTTCCCGGAAGCGCGGAAAGTTGATAACATCGTAAAGGTTGGTGTAGTTATCCAAAAGGAAATTACACTACCAACGAGAATATCCAACCCTAACGCTCAGTACCAATTCGTTGCAACCCATCGCTGGAAAGCGAGGACAACAAAATGGTATCGAACAAACCATGGCTGTGCAAACACAGCGGCCCAACCATATCCGGGCACACCGGCTTCGAATCTTCGAAGGCCGGCTCATACAGAGCAGCCTAATGGCTGTGGGGAAGAGCCGCATGGGGCGCTTTCGCGTCTCATAACGACTCCATCCACAATCACTAAACTGTGATGCATGATCCCAGATAGGATCGAACCAACTGCGTCCAGACAGCCACTTATTAAAAATAATAGTGCTGTCATGGCTTAGTTATTCGTTCCGCGGTTCCGCTTAATCGTTTAACGTCTATAGACTCTCCCAAGGTGCATTGCCCGAAGGATTCCTCCTGAAGGGTACCTTGCATTTTCGGAAACCTAATCTCCCTTGTGGGGATTTCGTCCTACTCGTAACAAGGGGCGGCCTTTCGGCGCCCTCCAGTTCCTAGTTTGTATCTAGCGACGGTTCAGCAAGAGTGAAAGAAACCAATCGACTACCAGCCGCATTAACCTCTTTATGAAAGTTAATGTTGGACCGGTAGAAGGTTAGCTAATGGCATGGGTAAACCCAGCACTAACCACCCGAGGGCAGCCAACGCATGGATAAACCCAGCACTAGCCCAATGGAAAACCTAAGATTAACCTCTTCCGCTGTTCCCAGAAGGGGACGGCAGGTAAAAGGTATCACCTCCGAGTGTCCCGTACAAGTACGGAAGCTCACTTACAGAAAGCCCTCCCATGTGAGTCCCCCTCATTTAACACGCTAATGTTAAAGAGAGAGGCCACCCGAGAGCACTACTCTGCAAAGGGTAGGTAGACCCTGTTAAAGGTCTTTGCTGGGGCCCCAACGGTCCCAGCGGCGAAGCCACCTTACGGTGGC